TGGTCATCTAAAATGTGGCCATATGATTGATTCAGATATTCTCTAACAGGTTTTGGTGTTGATGATGAAATACTTTGTAAGCCTGTTACACTAAGTTTAGGTTCATTATATCTGACCCCCTCATTATCCCACACTTTCATAGCATATTTTTTCTTAGTGGGCATCATCAGACCAGATATAATTTTCTCTCTCTTCATATTCATGAAGTTTTCAGGAGCATTAACATATTCAGCTAATTTTTGATATCCTTCATCAATAATCTTCTGTATTACCTTCTCATTGAACTGATCCAGCTTATTAACAAGCCTTTGATCTGTTATGTCTGGGTTTGCCTCTTTGATCTTGTTAACAACATCTTCCATATGAATATACAGACTATCAGTATCAATGTAAATAACTTTCCAATTATATTTTTTCTGTAGTGGGTGATTCATAAGGTAATCTTCGCACCACCTGATTGCAAGCTGACCTGATAGGGTCACAGCAGTTGCAAGATCAATATCATAATATCTGAAATATGTATTACCCAATGCACCATATTCTGAATTGATAAGAATTTTCAAGGCCATTTGCATATTATTAAGAGTTGAAATTTCATCCTCAAGCTCTGATTTCTTCTGTAATAATTCCTCTTTAGTCACTTTCACCTCCATGTATTTTATATAAAGATACATGGTTAAAACAAAAATGTCAAATAAAAATTAATTTATTTGACATTTGTTATTATAAGTTATGGATATTATTATATATTAACCATAATAATTTTCAAGTATTTCTGTAATCTCTCTAATTTTTTCGTCTGTAAGTTCAATTCCTGACCCATTACCCAACATATAATTAATAGTAGAACATTTTGGACATGAATATCCAGATGGAATAAAATGATTAAACTTCTTTGGTGTCTCTTTTAATTGTTCCTTTGTGAGTCTGGTATCACATCCAAAACAATAAATATCATCAGACTCAGATAAAACCTTGTTGTTTTCCATTAGATCAAAAATTATATCAGCATCCATCTCATTTCTCCTTGTTTATAGGTTCATATGCATAATATATGAACATTAATCTAATGTCAACAAAAAAGTTAATCAACCTCAACAAAAATTAGATCATCAAAATCAAGACCAAGATCCATAGATTCAACCAAAACCTTGAGAGTGCCTTTCTTAGCAAAAACTTGTTCTGGTGTTTTACGTATTGGTGGTTTAGTGACATCACCCAACCATGTAATAATAACCACACTCAATCTATCATCAACAACCTTTTTTCTATCCATTCTATAATCAACAACCATTCCAAGATTTGTTGAATTTGATACAAATAGATATTGTTTATCTTTCTTACCAAATTTTGAAAGATGGTCAATAGCTTTCCTGAATAGATCCTTAGATTTTTCTATTGCACCTCTATCTTTAACCCTATCCAATTTATGGAATGTGTCAATAACAAAAGTATCTTTATAGAAATAATTGAACTCTGGGCCTAATATCTTACCATCATATTGATATTTAGCCTCTTCCATATATTCTTTAAATGTTTTCATGATATGCCCTATTGAATTATCGCAACAGGATTTGTAATTTCTATTTTATCCTTGTTGACCTCTAAAGTGGTTGAATCCATCTGTGGGCCTGTCATAATAAGCTTATCTCCAAGAAGAGCTATAGAACCATCATATTCTTCTTTGGTAGCTGGAATATAAATAGAGGCACCAACCTTGACTTTCTTGAAATATTTACTAACAGTCTTCAGGAATCCTTGAATGTCTTTGGTGGTTTTAAACTTCTTGGTTATAGGTGAACCACCTTGTGTAGACTCTGTTAAAATCTTTTTAAATTCTCTCATTATTTTTTACCCTTGACCTTCTTTTTTTGGTTTCTGTACTTATCCATATTATATTTATAGACTGATGATTGAGACTTCTTGACAGCCTTATCTTTTGATTGTTTCTCAAACTGTGGTTTAACATCTTTGGCCACATCTCTGTATGTTTCCCATGAGAATAATCTTACATCACTTTTAATATGACTATATAAATAACTTCTAATACACACATATGCTAATGCAAGTGGTAATTTGGCTGATTTCCAAGCAGATTTTATATCCTTATATGTAATTCTGTTCTTATTTTTGGTCCTTCTCATCAAAGCTTCTGCAAGCTGAATCCTTCTAGACCAAGGAATATGATGCAGATTTATACCTAAAAATCTATCGCCCTGCCTTGCAAGAACAATTGCAATAGGTAATTTATCATAATATGGTAATGTAGCTTTATGTTTAGGATCATATATGAAATTGACCATGAAACCCAACCTCATGTTTCTTGACCCTTTCTTAACTATCTTAACCTCATTATTCTTAGATAGTTTCCTAAACAATTTCATTACATCTTTTGGAATACCAGCCATTAATTACACACCATCCTTGCCAATTGCCCTGTTTTACATCCATCTATTTGATGAAAGTAATTTTTATCACAATCACTACAAACTGTCAACCCATTATCAACATCTGCTTGTAAAAGTGGATGCGTTTTTACTGGTTTGATATGGTGTGCAACTAAATTATCTTTAGATCCACACCTTTGACATTCATAATTATCTCTATCAAGAACCATTTTAGCCCATTCAGTCTGATATGGTCTTTCGATGTTTGGATTTTGTCCTTCTGGATATTGTTGTTTGTTGAATATTGAACATGTGTGTTTACAACCATCAGAACAATAGAATTTACTAAGATCTATCCCAGATCTATTAATAGAATGTATCCTATTTTTCATTTCTGATTTTGTTGGTCTAAACCATTCACTACATTTTATACACCTAACATTAATAATCCGTTCATCTTCTAGATCAGGTCTTGTATCCTCACACCATGATATTAAAGGTGAATAATGTTCAAACATAGGAACCCCATTAATATATTTAGAACGTTTAGATTTTTTCTTAGCTTTAACATCTGATAATTGAGAAATATTTTCAACACCATATCTTTCTAATAATGTTAACTTAGCACCTTCTCTATTATTATAGTTAGAATTACCATATCTTTCTAATAATGTTAACTTAGCACCTTCTCTATTATTATAGTTAGAATTACCATATCTTTCTAATTTGGTTTGTTTAATCTTATCTTTGATTTCATCTGTTTGTGTTCTACCTAATTGTGAACATTTTTTAGAACAATATTTATCATATCCTTTACCCATAGTTTTAAATTTGGTATCTGTTCCACACTTCAAACATAACCCTTCACTATCACCTTTTATAAATTCATCATAATATATTTTAGAGTTATATTTTTCATGATGGAATAATATATGTCTGGATAAGGACTGTATACTTTTACATTCTATGCCACAAATCTTACATGTTATCATCAATCAGTCTCGTTTTTTGCATCCCATGACTTATCAACCTCAGCAAAAAAGGCTTTTCGTTTCTTTGTATCCAAATCTTCAGGAGATTTTACCTTATATTTCTTTAACATCTTTTCAAAGAACTTCTGATATGCCTCTTTATCACCTTTGGCCTCTGTTAGGGAATTAGCAATACCCATTTCTTTAATTTTAGCTATTGCTTTCTTTTCACTTGTAAAATATTCCTTTTCAATAAAATCTTTAGCATAATCAACATATTCTGCTATTGCAATGGCATTAAATGCCTGTGATTGTTTTCTGCCTCTACCCTTTGAATCTGGTTTACCCATATAAGTGGATCTTTTAGCAGGTTTATATGTTGGTTTAATTGTCCATCCATCTTTTAAATCAAACATAGATTTAATCTTTTTTGCCATATCTATCCATTTTCTGGATTTTGACTCTTCTGTCAATATTTCTGTAAATGTTTTCATTTTTTATCTCCTTTGAGTTATATTTATTAACTGCTCATATATTCTTTATGAGCTTTTCAAGACCATTGATATAATCATTGGCTTTCAAAAAGAAGTCATCGGACTCTTTAGTTCCAACTTCCATCTTAATTAAGTTCTTCAGGTTAAGTACATCTGTTCTTAGTTTCTTAATGGCAGATGCTTTATGATGTAATATGTCTCCTACTGCTCTCTTGGTCAGGCTCTCACTTAGTTCTTTTTTCTTACAGCCTTCCTCAATACCCTCTTCTTCATCATCAGACTTCCAACCCTTATCAACCCCATACTTTTTCAGCATCTTGTTGAAAAACTTCTGATATGCCTCTTTGTCGCCTTTACCACCTTCTGTCAATATTTCTGTAAATGTTTTCATTTTTTATCTCCTTTGAGTTATATTTATTAACTGTTCATATATTCTTTAAACCATTTTTTGGCTTGTGTTATTTTTCTAGTATTGAATCTGGTTTCGATTTCATTAGTGGTGGTATCAATGACAATATAAACTCCTTCTCTTCTATCAAATTTAAAATCATATTTAACACCATCAACTTTAAGTGAACCATCTTTTGCTGAACTATGTAATCTGGTAGCTTTATCCATCATTTTATTATAATTAATATCATTTCCTTCTGTCAGTATCTATGTAAATCTTTTCATTTTATGCTCCATAGTTTTCCATCTTTTACAACTTTTGTTGTAAGTTTAAGTTTTTTGTTTATTGCATCAGATAGTTTCTTTGCATCATCTTCATTAGCAACACCAAAGATTTCAACTTTACCATCCTTAACACTTATCCTATCAACACCAACACTAGTCTTGATTTTGATCTTTTCTAATTTCTGGATCATTTTTTGTTCTTTATCCACTTTGGATGCAACTTTATAATCCTGTATTATTTGTTTAAATGATTTCATTATCTATATCTTTCCAAACCTTATCACCAATAATTTTCATTCCCCATTTACCATTGATTGTATCTGGTTCAATACTCTCAAATGCAAATTCTCTGCCTCCAACCCTTGAGAAAAATTCACCTGATTTCTTCCCAAATTTTCCTGTCCCAACAGCAACAGTTTCACCAAAGGATGGAAATGCATTATCTCTTTTAGATGTTCCTATTAAGCTTGCCTTACCATTTCTGATAGATAAGATACTATCCTGATCATATTTCTTGCCTAGTTGCTTAAGATCACTCTCAAGCTTGCCTTTATCATCACCTTCAACCATCTCATTACAGACAAACCAAGTTTCTTCACCAACCTCTTTTTGTGATTCAGATCCAAAATTTTCTATATACGATCCTTTAACTTTAGTAATGGAATATTTCTTAGCCTTAAGAGCAGCTAAAAGTTCTTTATTCCTTGCCTTATTTTGAGCTTTGGTGAATTCACCCCTAAATGCTGTAATAGCACCACACGAATATTTACTAACCTTATCCTTAATCCTTGATAATGATGATTCCTGTAATGTCTCTTTAAATGATCTCATGTTTATATCTCCTTTATATTATTATATATCTGTTATGGTATTTGATAAAAACTGGTTTGTCAAGCATTATTCACCAGTATTGTAATATGTCCCTATGATCTCATCAATATTAAAACTAGTCCTATGAACCTTAACATTTTGGGCTACTGCTGTTATTGTGGTATCATCTGCACTATAAGGACTAACATTATCAACCCCATTACCAGAAACAAATGTTCCAGAAATGAGCCTTACTGTCAAATCATTACCATCTTTAGCTATTACCTCACCCACACCATCATTTCCATTATCACTATCACCCGTTATAGATGTACCTACTGAAAAATTTGTACTTGCTGTAACAGTAAGGATCAATTCAAGATAGGTTATTGTAATCTGTGAACCTGCTGTATCAATATCTATTGCATCTACTAAAGTATCATCACTTAGTAAAATTTGTGCTATTGGTGTTGTTGTCATCTTATATTATCTCCTGTGTCCCTTCTATTGGTGGTATTACTAATTCTTTACCACAATGTCTACATTTAGTTTTCTCTTTATAGTATACAAATGGTTTACCACAATGTTTACAAAAAATTTGGGCACCATTTACAGACTTTCTAAGTTTTAGTGGTATCCTACCACTATCAAATTCTTCCAAATATTCTTTAAAATCTTTCATTTTAATAAATTTCCCTTTTCATCAAAATATACATTATTTAGATGAAATCTTTTAATAATGTCTATTCTAATTCTTTCTAAAGCATTTTCATAATTTTTAATCCCTTTAGATGAAAGGTTGATCTTTGAAAAAAATATATTCTTTTCAACCCATTCCATCCATTTATATTTAGATGAGAGAATTGAAACTATTGCATTTATATCATGATCAATATCCTTTTCTAAAGTTTTTAATGGATTTTTTAAATTCTCTTTGATACCACTATATAGAAAATTTTCATTATCTAATTTTTCTACCTCTTTTTTATATCTATCTGGCATTGTTTTAGTTAGATATTCATAAATCCTTTTCTTTATTCTTTTTTTATTCTTATCTGTTAAATACATCCAACCATGATGCTTAGTTTTAACATTTTCAATGTATGTAATCATATTGAAATTTATTTCTGATCTAGTTGAAAATTCCCATAACTTATTTACTAATGCCTCTTGAGCAGATAATTTGGTTTTAAATGATTTTAAATCTATTTTTAATGAATTATTTATACTTGAAATAACCTGTTGAAAAAAAGCATTTAATTCATGAGAGTGATTAAAATATCCTACCATATCACCCTTTGCATAATAATATCCAGAAGAGATAAATTTAGATATATCTCCTTTAAATCTTGCAAAATCTAATCTATGGATAAATTCATGCACCATTATATCAAAAGATTTTTTTATTTCATTACCAACCTTTTTAAATAATGATTTTGATATTCTACCATTATTTTCAAGATAATCCATTCCTACTTCTTTTGCTAGTTTATCTGATATTATTAATTTTATATATTGATGTACATGACTTGCAGATCCAGCAATAGATTTATTAAACTTTTGCGGTGAAACAATAAAATTCCAATCTTTTAATAATGATTTTTGTTCTTTTGATAGTTTTGGTATTTTATCAAGTTCAAGGAACATGATTTGTTCATTCAAACCATGATTTGGACCACCTTCAATAGGATGATAAACAAGTATATTATTATCAGCTTTATTAAAAGTATTAATAATCTTTTTTGCGATATTTTCGGCCATATCTCTAAAAAACTTATCTTGTTCGGCTGTAGCCTCTTCTAAATATGTCTTAAAATCTTTCATTGTATATCCTGTTCTGTCAATATTTCCCAACCCCAACCTTTTTGTTTTGCAAATTTCTTTGCTGAATCCCATTTGGATTGATTAGTTAGCCATTGTTTATATTTAAGTTTCCACTGTTTAGTGATTCTCTTTTGTTTTTTAGGTGGTTTTGTGAACTCAAGAGGTTTGATTTCACATAAACACTCTTTGATTTCACCCTTTTTGGTTTTAACTCTAACCCATAGATCAATATAATATCTGTGAGTCTTACCATCTAAACCCACATAAGGGACAACTATTGTTTCTGAACCCCATTTCAATATATTTTTGTTTAGATCAACATATCTAAAAAATTTTAACTCTAGTCCAGACCGATATACTATATTAGTTGGATCACCATCATACTTATCTGGATTTTCTGGTTTGTATATTCCGGTATAACATTTTCCATACATAAAAGATCCTATTAAAGTTTGTTTTTTAATTATTTACTTTAATAGGATCTCTTTTATGGAATATTTAAAATTTTCTTTCTCATATATCTCAATTCTTTGGAAAAAATGTCTTAAAACATAATTTTTTCTTGATTTCCATGATAAATCATCACATATATCATATAATGTTGCATAATCTTTTGTTTCATGTAGTCTCAAAACCCTACCAATGGACTGAAGAATTTTAATCATACTTTTAGATGATTCAGCAAAAATAATATTATGTAGGTTTTTTATGTTCACTCCTGTACTAAATGTACCATATGATGCTACTATCACCACATTATCATATTTCTCTGCTAATCCTCTTATCTTTTCCCTAGTCTCTGCTTTAACAGAACCATCCACATAATATACTCTCTTTTCAGGTAGGTATTTTTTAATAGCTTTATATAACCTTTTACCATAATCAATGGACTTAAAAAGGATCAGGTTATTTTTATGTTCGGGTTTGATCAATTTCATAATGACTTTGGCCTTGGAAGGTTGTTCATTTATGAAATTAATCTCTTCTCTCCAAGTCATCTTTTTGCATTGTTTCCTGATCTCTTCATTATATCTCAGGACAATACCAAAAATTTTCAATTTGGATAGGATACCTCTTTTCTGTAACTCAACAGAAGAGGACACTTTATGTATTGGACCAAATAACCCTTCTAACTGCATCTTGTCTACAGTCTCATTTTGGATTGTACCAGATACAGCTATCTTGAATTGAGCATTTATGCAGTTTGTCATTATATTCTGTATCTCTGCGGCTTTGGCTGTATGTCCCTCATCACATATGACACAATCATAATCAACAAAATGGGATTTTGGGAAATTTTGAAGGCTCTGCCATGTGGAAATTGTGATAGGTTTATCTGTTGTCTTTTCCTTACCTGAATATATTTTATGAATAAATTGATCATATTCACACCAATTTTCTGCATATTCTTGAAAATCACCTGACATTTGTTCCACTAGGGCAACAGTAGGAACAATCAACAGAAATTTAAAATCTTTATTGATGTGTCGTAAAAGGTTGAAAATATAAAAGGCCATGTATGATTTTCCTGAACCTGTAGCAGATTCTATGATTGCCCTTTTCTTGTAAAGAGCAATCTGAACTGCCTTGGCCTGATAATCATAAAGATCATATTTGAACTTGATTATATTATCATTGAATTGATATAGCTTTTTGGTTGAAATCTTAATACCTTTTTCATTCACATCAGGGTCAATGGTATATTCTATTTGGTTTATTCTAAGGTATTTTTGTAATTTAGATATCAGACCAATAGGAAAAAGGCCAGTATGGGTATTGAATAGTCTAATCTTACCATCCCACACACCAGCCTTATATTTTGGATTCCAATAGTAGTTTTCAGCATAGAAGGAAAACACTTCAGATATATTATAAGCCTGATCTAAATCACATTTTATAAAAGCATATGAGTCATTATATTTTGAAATATGTATCAATTAAACTATACCTGCCATGAATTTTTTCAACTCAACTATATTTTTGATATCAAAACTAAGATTATTACACTTTTTGACTGCTCTCTCAAAGAAATCTACAAGATGTTCTTGTTTTCTCATTTGGGTTAATTTCTTTGTATAACTATCATCTGACTCAACATGCCAAACAATTTCTTTCTTTTCTAATAGAAAGTCATGGTCATTTTTATAGTGATACCACAAAGTTCTATATAAATCTCTCATCTCCTCTTGCATTTTGATGAGCTTGCTTTTTTCTTTAAAGAAAAATCTCATATATTTATTATGAAGATTTGGGATCTGGAGTAATTTTGATTCCAAATTAACATCATCCAAATTCATATCATCATCTAAGTTTTCTTGTAATTCCTTCCAATTCATAATTATCTCCTAACATGTTAATTTTATTAACATAGTATACATGAATTTAGGAAGGTTGTCAACTTTCTTGTTGATCTAATTTGATATTATTGATCACAAAATTTGCCGTAAATGTCAATGGTGTATCTTCTGATATTTGAGGAGTCAATGGTATATCTGATAATGATATAGGATAGCAATCTTCTAGTACGATCGCAAACCCATAATTTAGTTTGTTTGTCAGAATATGTATGGCAATATCGGTCACTCTGGAGGTATCCATGTCAATTTCATGAAATCCTCTCAATACATTCATCCAATTAAAGATAGTTATCCAATTTGCATAGTCCTCTTCTAGCATGAATTTTATTGCTATTGGGTCAAGCTCAAATGAAGACCCTATTATTTGCATTGGTACTACTGGTGTTTCTATTCGTATATTACCAATATTGATACTAGGAATAGATATATCTATAATAGATGCATCAAGAGATTTATATGTGTCATCTAATATAGATGTTTTGAATGAATTTTCAAATGAAAAATTTGTTCCCATGTTTAATAATCCTCTGTGGTTTTAACTATTTACTTTTAGACCTTAATCTTGATCGGAAAATTCAGGATCATCAAATAAAGCTCTGATATCTATCACCTTTGAATGTCTTGTGACAACTTCCTCAAATAGCTTTTCTTTCATTATTTCCCTATATTCTGATTCTTTCTTATATTTTTTAATTCTTGTCCAGAATGTGTTATGTATTACTGTGGTAAAATATCCAAATGGATTTGGTCTACTCATATCAAATTTTGGTACTACATTGATACATTTGACATAAGCCTCTGATACCATATCCTCTTTAAAGGTATAATTGATGAAACATGGTTTGTTACCAATGCCGATACACATATTGTAAAATATGAAAAATAATTTCTCTGAAATCATACCTGTTTTATGATATAGAGATAATTCCTCTAAAATTTCATCATTAGTTGTATATTTTTTCCTCTTAGTCATTTAAAAATTACTCCTGTGTTATTAGTTGTTTATCACTCCATTATATATTATTTTTGATTTTTTGTCATTTTTTTCTTGACATACCTATTTTTTTAGGTATAATAAAGCCGTTGGTTTGATTATATCTGTGGGTAATATATTAACTTACCTACATAATAACATAATAACTTACCTACATAATAATATAATTATTTTCTTGACATACCTATTTTTTGTATGTATAATGTTGTTGTTGGTTTGATTATATCTATTAATAATA